GGGCCAGTTGCACCAGTCAAACCTGTTGCTCCAACTCCACCCTGTGGGCCAGTTGCACCAGTCAAACCTGTTGCTCCAACTCCACCCTGTGGGCCAGTTGCACCAGTCAAACCTGTTGCTCCAGTCGCTCCAGTTGGTCCACCAGCAGGTCCGGTGGGCCCTGTACCCCCCGTCGGACCCGTTGCCCCCGTTGGTCCGATTGGAAGTACGAAGTTGAAAACTGCAGCACCAGATGTGCCGCTGTTCGTAACAACTCCGGTTGCCCCACCAGTAGTTGTCCCTACGGCGACTGTTGCCGCGATACCAGTTGCGCCAGTAGGTCCTGTTGCTCCCGTTACGCCTGTTGCTCCCGTTGTGCCCGTTGCTCCTGTTACTCCGGTTGGACCAGTCTGACCCGTGGCTCCTGTTAAACCGGTTGGTCCAGCAGGACCAGTAGAGCCAGTTGCTCCTGTTGCGCCCGTAACTCCTGTAGGTCCTGTAGGTCCTGTAGCGCCAGTCGCTCCAACACCAGTAGCACCCGTGACACCAGTAGGACCAGTAGGGCCCGTAGGTCCACCTGCAGGTCCGGTCGCTCCAGTCGGTCCTACGGCACTTAATGGTTGTGGTCCAATTTCAACCCATGACGAATCGTAATAAATAAAAGTCTTACCTGTGTCTGACTCAAACCACAAATCCCCTGGAGATGGCGATGGCGGTGCAGTGTCAGAGATAATTATCGAAGATGAGTCAGCGGGTGCGCTAATCCATTTCGTTCCATCAAATTGAAGAATGTCACCAGCAGATGCTGTGGAAGGCTTAGGAACGTACGCGTCAGGGCGTTTTTTTGTAGACCCAAAAACTATCAGCTCTTTGAAAAACTCGTCAGTAAACGTACACTTGACTACATCACCAACAGAATAAACACTCGTCTCAGTTGTATTCATTGGCATTAATGGTCCATATGAAAGACCAAGACTTGGAATGCGTACAGTAATTAATCCCCCGGGCTTTACTGCTGTGACGGTTGCCGAATAAAACCTGCCTTCTGCCAGTGCAAAAGACGCAGCGTTGTGTCTATTGATTACTCTTGGATTATTGTTCCTACTCATTATAAAGCCACCCATATAGAGTCGGCACTACCTGGCGTATTGGGGATTAACCATTTTTTATTAACGTAAGTAGGAAAACGCTTATTCACTACTAGTTCTTGTTGCCAATGAAGAAGCCACGCGTAATCACGAGCGTTTTTTTCGGCGTCGAATTTGGTAATCCCCCTGATGATTCCTAAGTGATAAGCTGACCCAGCTTCAATAACTTCTAGTGCTAAATACCTGGAGACTACTTCTGCTGACGTTTTTTTAATTGCTAAATTTGTATCAGGGTCTGTCCATATTGTTGGAAGCAGTATTCCTCGCCACTCACTTCCATACTGAACAAGATGGGTTATCGAGTTTAGCGTTTCTATTCCCTTGTTGTTTACACTACTAATAGGATGTGCTGGACGATTGTATAAATCAATATTGCCTTGAACTATCAAAGTGTCTACGTCATTTGTGCTATCCGCCCCCTTTACTCCGCCAGTAATTTGATTTTTGTATAGAGGGTATGTTTTTGTGAGATTTGCGTAATGCATCGCTGGGTATCTGTCCAATCCGGTATCGATTGTGGGTAAAGGCAGTATCCTGCTGTCAAGAGAAGGTTTATTTATTGGTTTTCCAGAAGCAGATTTTGATTCCGATTTAACGGTTTGTATTTTTTTATTTCCTTTTCCTGGGTTTACCCCAGGTATATATGTTTGTGCGTATTTTTCTCCAACAGGAAGCGTTCTTATTTTTTCAAAATGACCTTTGCGTTCATCTCTGGCTCTTGTCCTAAAAGAAACACTCACTGAATCGGAAACCATTTCATTAAATGAAACTTCCGTAATTAAGTAGTATCCAGACATATTGTTTACTGTTCCAACATAGGCTGTCATGCCGGGTCGTAACTGTGTTCCATTAATTCTCATGACAGTACATGAACCGTCGGCAGCATAGGCATCATTGTCAGATTTTGTGATTGTCGGATATTGAGCCAATAAAAATTTACCAGGTTTTCCAACGTAATTAGCAGAATGGTTAGGGAACTGCAATGGCACAAATCTGAGGGTTTCTTTTCTCTTTGGATTAGGATTTTTCTTTGTCTTAGGTATCTGCTTGGGGTATATTACGTCTGTGCCCCAGTTGTTCATGAGCCATTTCTCTGTGCCAAAAACTAAGAATCCATCCACTTCAAATAATACAAACTGAGCATCACTGGCTAGTCTTTTCATTACATCCCATAAGGATTCGGCCTGAGTTGACCCTGTGGCTTTTGTTATGGTTTTTGCTTTATTGGTCTGCTCAGCATGAACTTTTAGTCCATATTTTAGAGCTGCATTCTTGATGAATGTGGTTCCGTTCCCTTTTATGGCAGAAGGTTTTTTATCTCTCTTCATTTGTTGAATAGCTTTTGTATAACATTTTATTGAATAAATTACGCTTCCGCCAGAACCTTGAGCTACTGTAATGTTTGCCATCTCAAATAGTTGACGTATAAGTTTTACTTCTCCAGTTTGGCTATTGATTTGACCTATTGTTTGGGTCTCATAAATAACATCTCTAGCAAGAGTAAAGTAATTTTTTTTTGACATTGCCATACCAACGTCAACTATGTCAAAGGACAATTCAGAGGCCATTTCCATGTTGTAGCTAACGCTTGCTGACACAACAAGTTCAGATATATCAGTAAATGAACCTTTATCAACATTGGGCAAGTCTGCTATCATTATTTTCGACGAGTAAAGACCACGAGACTCACTTGGTCCTTTCCAATCGGGTATTGTTGGGATGCTTGCGGCCATATTAAGGTGGTGTACTATCTACAACTTGAGTGCCAACAGACTCGATTGTAGTAAACCCGGTTGTGTCAAGAATGGCGGGGATAGTATCGGTTCCGTTAGTGGTTCTTCTTCTTGGTGCAATACTGTCTGGTGTGAGTTTTGGCATGACTATTAGCTGTATTCCGCTCAATGGTATCTCTTGAAGAGTAATTGAAACAGTCGCTCTATTTATCTTACCCAGTGAAGATTGTGCATCGGTACCATTGCTTCTTTGTGCTGAAGTAATAGATAAATCAGCAATAACAAAAACCATCTGTTTTGCTTTATCGTCTTTATAAAAACTTAATTGTTCTGCAAACATGTTATCCAGGCCAGTTAAAGCTACGGGATAAGGCCTGGACGCCATTTGTCTTAATTTTTTCAATTCATCATCACAGTTCGAAAATAAATTCAAATTGTCTCCAACAACAAAATCAAAACTAACTTTCATCAGTTTAAAGTTTCTAAAATCTACTAATGGCGTATTGTTAACTCTATCTATTTCAGTCCATTCAGCCCCTATATTGCTGTAAGTGGCATTGTTTGGACGGTATTTAAATTCATATGAAACAGAATCCGATTGTCCTGATTTGTTTGTAAATATTTGAGTCATTGTTGCGGCTTGTGAAGCCGGTGAACTACTTACGGCTGTTGATGTAAGAACAGAAACAGTTTTAACTGTTGCTTCAGCTATTGAGCCGACTTTTGCTAGTAATTTATCTGCGCCTATATTTGCTTTTTTTGCAATTGCTTCTGTCCCTGCAGCTTTAGCTTCGTTTGAGTTTATTAATGCTGTTGCAGATGGTGTCGAATATCCAGCAGACACCAACTCGCGTATTTTTGCAAGTGTAAAGTTCGCTAAATTTATTTCTTGAGCGTCTCCAGTAAATGAAGACCATGCTCCAGAGTTAAATAAATCTGGGTCCGGTAACATTTGTAGGGCATCTGTATTTTCCAGTGCATAAAATCTTTTTAATTGAGGGTGAAACCAGAACTGTGCCCACGGCGTAGAGGTGTCATCTAGACGTCTCCATTTGTGTATAAGGTTTGTTCTATATGGATTTTTTGATTCTGGATAATTGGTATCAGTCCAGTGAAACAAATACTGAGTGCATTCATATGCTGCATCTGAATAAATTCGTCTTTCCCCAACTGGGAAATCGTAAGATTTTAATAAGTTTTTATTTGGGGCAGCGATTAGGGCAGGTCTTTTAGAATCAATATCATTCCATGCATATTCATCCCCGTATGTATATTCAATATATAAAGCATCGGAAGGCGTAATACTGGTGTATGGAAACCAGTAAGTCTTTGATATTGGGTTCTCTAGTGTTGGTGCCGGATAAAGAGAATAATCAGTTGGAAACTCTGGAGCCCGGTTTGTTGTAGTCTGGCGATACCTTTTTTTGATTGGATAATGCTTGCGCAAGCTACTTGGGTCAGAAGATGTATAACCGACCGTAATTAACAGTATGTCTCCATATGCCATTATGAACGCTCTCTTCCGACCCTGTCTTCACGACGTATGTGAGACATTACTTCAGAAGCTATTTCTTGTGGCGAATGCTTTGCGCCATTTACGTGGATGTTGTAATGGTTTGTTATTGGTGCGCCAATCTGGCCTCCGGCCTGTCCAGACGGAGCAACTGTTGAGTTCAAGTTTCCTGGACCTGGCACTACGTGAAGATGTCTAGTTGCCATGCTTCCGTGGAATTCGGCAAAACCACCATTTGCATGAACAAGCTTGGAGTAGGCCCCAAGGTTTTGTCCGGTCAAGTCATAGGCAGCGCCAGTTGCGTGGTCTGAACTTGGTGAACCAAGGTTGGTTGTTCTGAGAGATGAAGTTATTTGACGCGTACCAGTCAACTGTGAGTTCATTGCCTGATGGCGAGCCATTGTTTGTGACAGTTTGCTTGTTGCTGTATCGCCAATGTGTCCGCCACGAGGTGATGAAGTATCACCATCTGGCATCAGTCTCATGTCGTCGCCGGTTCCGGTAACTTTAAGACCCCTAGCCCACCATTCGGGGACCCCCGTAAGTGGACCCTTCATGAATTCCTTGGCAGACTCATTAAACAACGTTATGGCATCGTCCATGCCCGCTATTGCCGGTTTAAGTCCAGCAAGTGTGTCATATACGCTGTTGGCTAGGGCGGCGTCCGTACCCGAGGTTTGAGATGTTATGGATGTTTGAATTCCGGCATTTGCAAGGATTTCTTCTACTGCGCCTGTTGTTTGGAACTTTTTAAATTTCTTAAAATTGTTTTGTTCAACCGCGCGTTTTCCCTTTCCACTCATGGTGTTTGTATTAAGGGTACTCATGTCTTTTATTAATTTTTCTATTTGAGCATCATCCATGCCGGCAATAGAAGTTTTAATTGCGTCTATGTTCCCCGAGAACCCCTTCTGTCCTAGTATGCCCTGGATTTGTGTGGTGTACTGGTCAGCGATTCCTGTTTTTATCTTGGCATCAGCTTGCTGCTTGAGTGGGTTGTTGGTGAAAAAGGCTTCTTGGCCTGCAAGTTCTTGTCCAGGAGCAAAAGCTAGGCCACCGCCAGTTGATACTTTTTTACCCGTTTTGGGGTCTATCGTTGTTGATGGGCCAATCAGTTTTCGACTTGCTATGAATGCCTTGCCCGCATCGCCGCCTGCTGCAGCAAGTATCTGAGGATAAAAAGTCTCCATGTACGAGTTGACAGCTTCTGTCTTTGATGTGGGACTTCCTCCCGCACGCAAGGTATCTCCCAGCCCTCGAGAAGATTTATTAATAGTCTGTGTTGCTTCTCTGGCTTCTCTTGCTTTTTTGAAAACGTCACTACCTGACAGAAATACGTCAATAATGGCATCGTTGAGTTGCACAGAAGTACGAACCATATTGTCTGTGAATTTTTTAAGAATGTCGTTGTAGTCTTTGGTGGCGTCATAAAGGTCAAAGCCCATCTCCCGCGCCATTTTTTCAAGCTCAGGAGCACTCTTTCCCGTGGCCTTTGTCAGTAAGTCCATTCGTTTGGTTGTTTGGGTTTGAATCATTGCTAGGTTTCTAGCCTCTGTGCTGTCTCCCATCAGTGCTTGTATTGCATGAGCTGGTGCTTCTAGTTGAGCTTTGAATTGTTCTGGAGTTATGTCCCCAAGTAAACCTTCTTTTTTAAACCGCGTAAGCAATTTACGATTTTCTGCCTGGCCTTTTTTGCCAATGAGGTCAGACTGTTTTCCTCTTAGTATACTTTGCTGCGCGGCGTTATTGGTTGTATAAAGGTCTATACCAAATCGTTTTTTTACTTCATCTACCATTTGAATGTTAGTAAACCCGGCTTGACCTATTTCTGTGTCATACGTTGCACCAACATTTGATTTTACCAAAGCCTCTGCATTGTAAAGATTTCCTAGTCCAGGAGTGGTGGATAAAGCTATATTTTTCATCTCCTCCTGTTTTTTAACCATCTGTCCGGCTATATCTTGAAAAGCTCCTTTCTGACCTTTCAATGATTCTCCAGCGTTTATTTTTTTGACGTTTTGTTCGTAGTCGTACGCAGCTGCACGGCCTATGGATTTATAGAAACCATCCATAGTTTGCTTAACGGATTCTTGGGCAGCTTTTACCGTCATTCTTCCTTTATTTACAGCTCCACTAATTCCACCAAAAAGTCCACCAACGAGCGCACCAATTACTGCTCCTTGGGCACCAAACTTTGCACCAAGAGCGGCTCCACCCATGGCACCAGCGGCCATTCCCGCTCCAGCACTCTTGGCTTTCATTGCTCCGCCAAGACCAGCGACAGCAAGACCGAGTAGTGGGTCTATCTGGCTGACCGTTGCGCCGAGAGCCATGGCCCCACGCATTTCTTCGGGAGCGTACTGGCTGGCTAAACCAAGGCCGAGGCCAGTACCCATCTTCCCGCCAAAACCTTTTTGAAATTTATTTACTTTGGAACCAAACTTTGTCGTTGGTCCTCTATTGATTTTGTTCTTAGCTCTAAATTTTTTAAATGCTGAGTAATCACTTCTGGCGTCTATTTGAGCCCTTGCTGCACTTGGGTCAAAGTATCCACCGGTTTCCGGGTCAATAGCTCCAGATTTTGAAAAAGCTATCGCACCTCTATATCCAGCAACCCCCTTTCGCACAGTTCTGCCGGCTTTGTTTATCTTTTGTTTAACACGTAATTTTGCGCGTTCCATTTTTTCAGCATTGAGATTGTTTCTGTCTTCTATTGACAATTTTCCAGGTGGGGTTAATGCGTCAGTTGCTGATTCCCCTCCTCTTTCTAACCGGGTCATAGAAAGAGCATCGAGATAAGAAGATGCTTTCGGGGTTACGGCAGCTTCTTTTATTGCCTCACTTCTTTTTTTTGACTGCTCAATTAGTTGCTTATTACGCGCATCCCGTTCAAGGAAAGACCGTTCCGTGTCTCGTCTGTTCATGTTTATGGCGCTGCTTACATAGCCGCTAAATTTTCCGCCATTGTAATTTTTTAAGTCCCTTATTGTGCCGTATCCAGCCTCGTAAGGAAGTGCTGCACCAGCGCCAGCTAGTCCGCCTTTGGGGTGAATCATGTCCATTTTTCCAGGCTTGTCTGGAGAAGAGGAACCGGTAGTTTTGAAACTAGTGGCGTCCTTTGATGCTTCAGCAAGGGTCTTCTTGTGCCCACTTGATAGCTTGTCGGCAGCTGCGGTGCTTGTAGCAGCTGCACTAGCTTGAGGTGTGGTTCCTGGACCAACTCCTGTTGCCCCATTAACGTTTACCTGAGTAGCCGTTACCTGCATTACATTGGGATTCATTACCGGAACTTTTGGTGAAAAACTTCCTTGAATTTTTCCTAGTTGTTTTGAAGCTATTAACCCACCAAATATTGCAGCAAACCCTTGATTGAATCCCTTATCTGCCACCATTCCAAATAGTGAAGACATGAGTTTTACTACCATTGTTACGCCACTAATTAAGTCGTTTATAAATGGAAGCATACTAAATATGACTTTTTTAACGTCCGAGAACAGTTTTGACACCGCATCTATTAGCCCTGCAACTTTTGTTCCCGTCTCAACAACATGAACTTCGTTTGCCTGAAGTAGTTTATTGAATTGGCCGAAGTTGCTTGCTCCCTTTTTAATTGAGTTCCATACTGGTTTAAAAGCACTTTCAATTACTTTTGCACCATCTATAAATGGGCGAAGATAATCAAGAACCCTATTCCATCCTCTTCTAAAAGAAGTCCACCAATCGGACAAGCCGGTCATCATTCCTTTTGATTTTGGAAGGTATTCTCTTACCATTTTTACAAAAAAGTTACCGACTTTGTCTACGGCGCTTACAAATCCGTCAAGAAAAGTTTGGGTTCCAAAACTTGAACTAACTGCAGCCATTATCCTTGTAATATCTTTGGTTATTATCCCAAATACTTTTGCAAAAGACTCCTTCAGGGGTGCAAGCATCTCGTCACCTTGGTCTGCAAATTGACCCTTAATAAGTGTCATGTAGCCTTTTAGCTGGCTAACAAGAGTGCTATTTACTGCAGAAAATTGTCCAGTAACTCCACCTTTTTTAGCGGCTTCGCCAGACATGATAAAGTCTTCAAAGTCTTTTTTTGACTTTATGTTTTTCCCTTTAAGCGACTTCTTTGCTTCCTCACCAAGCTTCTTATACTCCGTAGTTACTTGAGAGAGTGTTTTTTTCTTGTCAGCAATTGTCTGCATAACTACAGAGACCTGTTCTAAGCCTTTTGCTGGGTCCTGACCAGCGGAACCAAAATCCATAAGAGATTTAATCATTGGCTTAGAAGCGTTAATTTGGGCAACACTCATTTTCTTGGACATGTTTCCATATGCTTTGTTGAGGGCTTCAACACCAAGAGTTGCAAGGTCTACATCGCTCTGGAGGTTTCTCATACCCATTTGTGTTTGAGCCATGCCTGAGCCAAATGCTGCAGCACCTTTTCCTCTATATGCAAACATTGCTGCTTGCTGTTCTCGAATAGCAGCAGATGCGGCGGAGAGCGCTACCGTAACTCCCGCGACACCAACAGAGACCATTTGCATAGCGCCGTTGTAAGCTTTCATTATGAACTGACCGCTTGCAAATAAAGCGTGAATACCTAGCATTGCGACGCTAAAAGCCGCCATTTCTACTATCGCACCTTTTAGGGCTAAGGTGATGAATTTACTTACCCCTTTGCCGAACATTTTTACGCCTTTTTCGACGTCATCGAGACTTCTCTTAAAGGCCGTTAGTCCTTGAGCGTTTTTTTTAGCCATTTGGCTTATTCGGTCCCCAGAAGAAAACCTTTTATCCATTTGCTCAAGCGCCTTGAGCTCCGTCATGGCTTTCTTGAGACCACCCGTACGGGCGTCAAAATCGACTATAACTTTAAGTTTTTCGTCAGCCATTACGTCTCCGGTGATTTTTAAGTCACGTGAGTGTAAAAGTTGTCAAGCTATAAATCCGGATTAAATCTACGGATTCTGAGTCTTTGACTTACGCTCTTGCTCTTCGCGGTCGTTACTTATAACTTTAGCACAGGCCAAAAGTAGTATCCAGTCAGTTTCTTCTAAATCTAGGAACGTAAGTGGATTCTGATTAAATAACTCGCCCAGCCTTGCAGCTGCCATTAGGCCGGAATCTACGACTAGTTCGTCGAAGACTCCTTCGTAGGGTCCACTGCTTCGACCGAGTCTGAGTATCCAGCAGCATCAAGAATTGCAAGTGCTGCAGATTCGATGTGTGGGTCTACTCCAAATAGGGCTCTAACAGCATCAGGAACAGGACGTGTTGTCTCTGTCATTTCAAGAATCAATGGGTGAGCAAAATTAAGAAAATTTCCACCCTCATCGAATACTTCTTCGTCGTCAATATAAATACCAGTTGTTGTGTGACCAATTACCAAACAAGCAAACTTGGTAGCGTCTAATCCGTTTCGCGTGTCTTCTCCGGCATTTTTACGCCAGTTGCGCATTTGTGTTTGTGTAATATTTGGACTGACCTTAATGGCCACGCCAGGGCGTTCTGTTACGGGAATAAGAACAGCACTTCGTTCTACTTTTTTGCGAACGATTGAGCGCAACTTGTCTAGTTGTGTCTCTTCCGGACCTGTGGACATGCCTGAAGGGCTGAATCCAGCATCACGGAGCTGTTTCTTGGCTACAGGCTTTACTTCGTCCGTGCCGTCTTCTTGTACTGAAATTGGTGAATCACTCATACGAATGAAACTAGCACATCATTATCACGCCGTAGCGCAACTACCTATTATCTAGGAGTAGAGGTTACGTCTGAGATTGCGAAGGTAAGAGCAAATGTAGCTGGGGCACCAGATGACGAGTCGCCGTCTGGCTCAGTGATTCCAACAAGGAGGGCATCGTAGTAGAAGCGGTCGTTGGTTGGGTCTTTGATGTCACAGTCGTAAACAGATACCGTGATGTTGTAGTAAGCAACACCTACGTAACGGCGCAACTTCTGAATTTTTTCACCAATTCCCGAAGCTGTTGAAGCTGGGTTCATGTCGTCGTCATAGTGAGCGGTAAGCGTAATGTCACCGATTTCTGACGGAGCACACAATACCGTAGGTCGACGACTTCCGCCTTCGTAGATTTTCTCTACAGAAGCAGTGATTTCGCCACCAGAAACTTGTGCAAAACGAAAACCGTTCCATACTGGCAAGTTACCTTGAACATTTGACTGCTGTTTTAAATTGTTAACAAAGTTACTTGGAACAATTTCCGCAAGTACTTGTCTCTGTGCAATTTTTGACATTGGGTTACTCCTCTATCAGACCACTGATGTTGTTAAGTTTGATTTGACGATATCGATTTCAATCTTGTCGCCAACGCTGCTTACTCTTACTCCGACTTTAGCCTTTACGAGGCCAGTCTGAAGTTGTGCAGCAGGGTTGATTGTGGTGTCGCACTTAACGGTGTATCCGTTGTCAAGTTGCTTGCCATTGACGTTGAATGCTGGGTAAAGCGCACCAAGGTCACGCATACCAGCAAGAATTACAACTATACGAGACTCAATGCTTGCAAAGATTGTATTTCTTCCGTCGATTGTACTGAAAACAAGGTCCTCAAGTGAACGGTAGCACATTGTGACGATTGAGTTTACAACGTCTTGCTGTGTGATGTGACGGAAGTTGTCCGTATCTACTGAGCATGAACGTGCTCCGTAGATTCTCACAGTGTTCTGAATGACGCGAATTGCATTGACATAGTTTTCGTCAAGGTCATCGCCGGTTACTTTGCTTATTTCTGCCTTGATTCCTGTAACAAACTTTGCTACTGACAAGAGACCAGCAGCTGGAAGATGTGGTCCAGTCTGGTTGTGGGCAACTGCGCGTTTTGCGGCAGCATATCCAACTGGAGGGATAAAGCGAGTGATTCCAGCGGTTGCTGTTGGAACCTCTATCCAAGGATAGAAGATTGCTGCATGTTCTGCATTGTCTTCTGCTTGGATAGCGAGAGCCTTGGCCTTGACGCTTGCTGTATTTGCATTTTCTGTGTCATACAAGAAAGCAACTCTGCTGTATGCATTTGCATGAGCAACAAGAGCGTTAGTTACTGTTGAGCTTGAGTCTTCAGCACATGCAACCACTCCGGTTCCGAGGGCGTCGTTAAAGGCTTCAAGGCTTGCTACGTAATCCGCGACAATAATAGCATCTCTGTCATCATCACCGGCGCTCAATGCTGAGGCAGTTGATACTTCAGGTCGCGCGATTGTCGCATCAATAACTTCAGCAGAAACATAACGAGCAGCTATGGAGCTGAGGTTTATTCTGCCAACTGCTTGAGATACAGAACTGACAGTTCCGGTTGTGTATTTGAGAACACCCGAATACTTGATATCAATCTTGAAAGTTGAAGCTGTTGGGTGAGTAACGTCTACTGTCACGTTAGAGCTCCATGCGCCTGCTCCGTTTGCTGTGAGTGCGATGCAGTCATCTCCACCTACTCCGCCTTCGTTGAGACTGAGGGTTCCTACTGTTGCATCAGAACCTACTACGCGAGAAACGTAAGCACGGGTTCCGCCTTCTTCAAAGAAAGTTTCGATTGTTGGGTGCAAGTTAGAATACGAAACGTATCCACCGAATGTGTCTTCGAATTCAGCAAGACTTTCAACCATTACGGCTGTACCTGCTGGACCTCGCTCGGCTTTGCCGGCTACGAAGAATTGTGAAGACTCGCGGACCGTCGCTGTCGATGGACCTGTTCTAACTGAAGTTGAGATTACTACGCCTGGCATAGGACCTTCCTGTTTCGGATTAGGGGGAATACCGTATGTGATTTCAATTGTACAGAGGCTGTATTAATATTCTGTGCAACTATCTATTTAACTTATTCCAAGAGACTTTTAAATAAAATTTCAAGCTATAGGACAGGAAGTTCCTGGCCTACACCAACAGATGTGGTATCTACATCTATCTCACCGATGGTGCCTTGGTCTTGCCTATCAACAACTTCATCTATTTCAAGCGTGTAACCGATGTAAGCACCAGACATAACTCTGTCACCTTTTAGCAAAGTAATGTCTGAAAACTCTTCTCTAAAAGTCCCCTCATCTATTAACGCTCTGAAGTTGGTGCGAGCATCAAATGCCTTTAAGCATGGGTAGTCAAGAAGGGCTGAGCGCACGACAGTAGTAAGTCTGTCCCTCATTAGCCCACATGCTTCTGAACCCTCTGTACGGACCCATATGTAGGTTCTCATTGAATAGGAGATTCGGTAGAGGGGATTATTCCCCTCAAAACCAATTCTTGTTAACTGATTAGTAGAAAGCACCGTAGTTATCACTGACGGCCACCTATCTATTGCTAACGGTTCGTGGATTATGAACTGTTCAGGGTCTGGGAGTTCACGACTGTCAAGACCCCACCCATTTCTGTACGTAATAAGCCGTAGTGGCATATCCGTGGAAAGGTAGCTATTAACGTACTGTTTGGCATAATGAGAGCCATTCATTAGCTCAATCACGTAATTTTACTGCCTTCCATAATGTAGGTGCTGGCTTTCTTGCCGAGCTCCCTATCAAAGTCGCGAGGTACGAAGACTATAGGACGCGCAACCATGTCTCTTGTTCCATATTGATGGAACTTCGCTATTTTTGAGTTAACACTGTAGGTTCCACGCATGTCTGAAATGTCGTCATCCATATGTGTTACCGCAGCAAATAGGCCACCGGTCTGCACGAGTGTTGGTTCTCCTGGAAAGTGGGCCATCTTCCATGCTCCATATTTTGGCGTAAGTGGGGCCCATCCGCCTCTAAGCATGGCTAAAGCCGACATTGCCCCCATCGTGGTGAAGTTCTCGCCTAGTGCGCGTTCTAGGTGTCCTCCGGCCCAATGAAGAACGGGTCTCATATTGTGAGCCCTGTCGTGCATTCCATCTAATCTGTCTTTGACGTCTTCTCCATGAACACGAACCTGAATTCTTACTTCAATGTCCGCCATGACCTATACCCGAACTCTGCGGTATCTTCTCACAGACGATAGTTCCGAATCTAAAAATCCTGTTGACGTGACGGAAACGCCTCTTGGGTTTAGGTCTTTTACGCCAACTACGTCATCGTGCATATTTTGCATTTCTCTTGTCGCTGCACGGAGTATCAATAACTTAAATACTGGAATGGCTGCACCATCTAGGCCTGCAGTATAGGTAATCGTAACCCTATCGTCGGCATAGCCGTAGTAATAATCAAGGCCATAGACGCGCTTCGTGTAGTCCTGTTCTTCTACCAATACTCGGTCTGAGCCAAATAATGGCTTAACGCGAACTTCCAAAATCTCCACAACTGGAGAGTTCTTGAGGTAAATGGTTGGAGGCGGATATGCCCATGTGGTTGAATCTATAGAATCAACAGTGGTATACGAGTTCATGAGCCCACCACTACTGCGCATGGTCGTCAAGAAGCTCCCCATGGGTAGACCTGTATGGTTAGACGGAAGAACATGCTCTTCCTCAAACTCGGTGACCTCAATAGGTCGACGAAGGTAGCCCTCCAGTTCGCTCTGAAGTCCAGCGAGGATTATTTCTGCCGCATCTTCCTGCCGAGCAGTGAGGGAAATATCCATGTATGTCTTTATGTCATTGATGCCAACAAGCATGAATTCCTCGAGTCAATTGATGCAATAAATTGCAGATATTAAATTTTATCATCTATCTGCCACCACGCAGACTAGCAACCTTTGCTTGACCACACAGCGCCTTGGGTGTAGCCTTCACGCATGACCACCACACCGTTCTCCAGAGAAGAAAAACGTCTTGCAACTATTGACGTAATGAACCACGTTTGTGAGGTGTTGTTTTACTTCTTCAACGAAGAACAGGAAGACCTTGCTGGAGACGATGCAGCACTGGCTGAATTTGTTGATTACATGTGGGATATATCAATATCCTCAATGGCGGCAGTAGGGCTAAGTATTACTGGAAAGAACGAAGATGGTTCTTATACCGCTATTTTAAAACCCGTAGACAGCGTTAAACAATTTTTAATAAACGAAGACTTTGCTATAGAAGGTCAGCCATTCTATGAAGACATGGTTGAAGACGTTGTCGAAGGCTACGACCCGGAGTTGGGTGATGTTGAAATAAACCTCGGCCTGCACGAAAAAAAACTGCTAGGCGACTAGTTACTTTTTCCTTTTTGTAGGCTTAGTTGACTTCTTTGGTCCAGGAGGCTTCTTTGGTCCGCCACGGCTACCTTGGTTTCTGCGAGCCACGGACGATTGCTTTGGTGGTCTAAGCGAGCCTGTCTTGGATAGGCCAGCAGCTGCCCGACCTAGTGAACCTTTACTTACATTGGCAACACCAAGATTGTCGATAGATTCCTGACTATTGCTTCTTACTGTTCTTCCTTGGTAGCTAACCCCTTTTTTAGCTGCACGTGCCTGTGCTGCATCATGAAGCGCTGCAAATCTTTTAGTTTTGGTTCTTCCCAAGTAAGATGCACCTCCGCTTGAGGACGAATCCAATCCACGAGATACTTTATTATCACTTCTTCGTAAGTGTTCAGCCGCGATTTCTCGCTGACGTATTTTGCCAGTACGTGCATTTTTAGCCATTTTTGAACGTTTGTACGCTTTGCCTCTAGTGCTTTTTCCGTACGCGCTATATTGCGCTAGTTTGCCCATGTCGCCGAACTTGTTCTGGTCAATATCTGCACGTGATACGCCAAATATTCCATCAGCCAAACTGGCAAGTTTGTCTTTATTGCGGCTTTCTTTTGCCGTGAGTTTTTTGCCTTTTTTCTCTAAATCACGCTGGCGCTTGTTAATAGATACAAGGTTATTCATAATATATGCGGCATCATCAGCAATGTCTGGGCCGTAGCGTACACCTGGCATATTAAACTCCTTATGGTTATTTAAAATATACCATTAAAAGGTGTTAACTAACGGTCAGCATTTGGGGGGCGTTCAATAATTACGCTTTCCCCGCTCTCTTTTCCAGATGGCGCTTCTATCGGAATCCATGCTCTTGCATAGTTGTGTTCCTTGATTTTGCGAGCTTTGAAGATTGTCCCGTCAAGCATTAAGGCTAATTCTTCGCTTCTCATGCATAACATTGCTTCAAAATCGTCTTTGCCGTATTTGCCAGAACGTTTAACTGTTCTAATTATCTGTGAGGTTTTGGCGGCAACCATCTGGGTGTGTCCGCGGTTTAATCTCAAATGGAGCATCATTGCGTCCATTTTGTCTAAGTCGTGAAATACGGCTGGGACGAGACCGTCTGAATGGTCAAGTATCTGTCTAATATTCATAGCCAGAAGGACTCGCTCTGACCCGTCTATAATTTCCCTAGTGCTTGTTCGTACATGGATTGGCTGTATGAACCCGTATTGCGAGAGGGAAGCAGAGACAACAAGCATCTCTGGGCGTAGTAAATACGTAGCTCTCCAGTCAGGTATAACTAAAGTTCTTGGGTCAACGTATTCGATATCTAGCTTTGTCATAGGTTTTCCTCTAGTTCTTCTTCTGCGGCTCTGATTGTATAGGCCCTTGTCTTGGGGCCAACCGGCGTAGGTGAGTTAACGTCTATTTCGTTAAGCATTAGATTTCTGATAAGCCACGACACCGGATACCCGTGTGGGTCCGTGAGGTGTTTTTTCCTAAACTTGCCTATATAGACACGTGCTTCCATTTGACGCCGTGAACCAACCAAGTAATCATCAACAAAAGCTGACGCTCCGTCAAACCCGTGGCGAGCGTAACTAGCAATAAGTTTCTCAACATCAAACTCTGGCCACAGTCGGCGCTGTGCATCTATGTATGGAAAGCATTCGTAGAGCCTGTCGTAGAACTCTGGCTCCGTTGCAATCACGTCACCAATTCTTCTAATGGCAGTTGCATGAAGCGGAATTCCGATTCTTGTATTGCTCCCGGTGGCGGCAGCTAAGTCGTAGTACTCACAGTAAGGAGCACCATGCTCTTCAATGATGAACTTGAAAACGTCATTCGTGTTCCAGTCATAAATGACTTTTGCAAACTTGAGAGGTATTCCTTTTTTGAGCTTGTATGGAGTGTTGATGTAGTTCTCATGAAGCTTCTGAACAATAGAGCGGTAACGAATCATTGACTCGCTTGCTCGTACTCCAGTAAGGAAGGCTACGTTCCCCTTCTTCCCCTGCATGGTGTAGTAGTCGGTTTGTTCAGGAAGAGACACACTGTGAGTTAAACCAAAGTTCTTCCCAGTTATTGCCCACTCAGGCATGTCACGAACCCAGCGGTTCTGCTCGAATCTTTCTTGACTCCAAAGAAGAGTAGTAATGCGGTGTCCAAGAACCCATATCTCCGCAGGGTATGGAAGGCAGTACCATTCCATATCAACCCAGTCATAGTTTCTAACCATCTCTACATACTTGATGGTTGCAGGACTAACCATTTCTTCATCGCGAAAGATTACTTTTACTGGACCTAATCCGCGTTCTTCATGTACCTCTTTGGCGAGTAAAAGAATTGCAGTGCTGTCCTTGCCTCCAGAGAATTGAACGCAAACCGTATCAAACGTGTCGTAGACATGCCTTATCCGCTGACGCGCAGCATCAACACAGCTCATATCTAGAAACATTCTTTGGCGGGTCATTTAGTATTTTGCAATCTGTGAAAGTCTTTGTATCTCGGCCTTGGCTTCATTATAAAGAGACCTAAGTTGTCTTAATTCGCGAGCTTCTTTGCTCTCATAGAACGGATTGTTTTCTTTTTTCAACACAAGAGTTGCGTAACCTTTTTGTAAAGGCACCCAATTCTCGCGCATGTGCTTAAACCACGCGTCTCTATCTGCTTGAGACATTTTCCCCCAAACAGTAAACGTTGTTCCTATTTCGCCTTCGCTACCGATAGCCATTAAATCTCCGTATGTTGTTGAATAAAGTCAATCAATCGTTCTGCGGTCGTTGTACCTACTACTGCGGCATCTGATTTGAGCCACTTAATGAAGTCGTACCAAGTTCTTTGCTGGTCGTGATTATCGAATACGATTGTGTACTGTACGACAGCTTGAGGAGCAGAGCCCGGAGAAACCGTAGTGGAACCACGAGTAACTGCATCGTTCTGGTCCACTCCAGCACGAGCATTGATTTGTTGATTGCCATCCCTGTCTCGCGTTATTGAGACGTTATTCATGTCTATTGATGCTTTTGGTCGTTCTTCATCTTCATCACGTTCTTCGTAACTACTAAAGCTATCCACCCTTGAAGAAGGTGAGAATCCATTGCCGGCAAATTCGTTATTGGCTACCATCGTTGGTGCTGTGTATGACCCACCAGACACAACTTGGTTATCTTCACGGATTGAACGCTGCTCTATTTCGGCAACTTCGTACTCGTCCCATCCAAGCCCTTCTATGAGTTCCGGATAGAATTCATTTATCTCCGTGATGATGTCGTTGAGTAGTTCTGGTTCGGTGTAACCGAGCTCCATTGTTCTATTGTCAGCGAGCGCAAAAGCCAAAGCTCTCTTGTCATCTACGTGATATTCAACTGCTGCAATCTTGTCCCATCCAAGTCTTTTGGCTGCTTGGTATTGATGGTTTCCCGCAATAATCGTAGAAGTGCCATCAACGTTTGGGCGAACAACTATCGGCTTTATCTGTCCAAACTCTGTATAAGAGGACATGATTGCCTCCACGTTCCCATGTCGTGGGTTACCACCGAGTGGAGACAGGGTATCTATGTCAACTGCGAGTGGGAGTAAAGACTTGTGTATTCCGTTTGCCATTTTATACCTGCGTTCTTACGTTTGCGTTCAGGGTTCGTATTGCATCTATTGATGTTCTAATTGAGTAGAGACTTTCTCTTTTAGATTTAACCAAAGCCTCAGCACATTTGTACTCAAAACTCTGTTGGTCCATCTTGTAATCAGCCCAAGATTCTCTCTCTTTGATAGAGCCCTTAGCCGAAAGATATTCTTTTGCCCAGTTAGATTTATAAAGAGCTTCTTTTTTAGCACAGTCCATAGCCAGTGTTTCGAATTGTTCGGTTTGTACCTCAAGTCTCTCAACGAGACGTATTAGTTCCTGTTCAATATCAACTTGACTGATTGGTGATGTTCTCATTTTTCCCACTTTGTAGCTTCTCTAGATTGGCCCAGTCTACTTTGTCCATGGCAGATAACTGCTCTTTGGTCCACTCCCATTTAGATAATCCTGCCATGGTTAGGCCCATCTGTTCAAGGACCCACGCATCGCATTCGTCGTTCCCGCCAGCCCCACTAAAGACCATTCCAGTCTTGGCGGAAACAGAGGAGATGACTTCACCTTTTGACGCATTTCCTTTTCCTGTAGCAAACTTTGCCCTACACGTTGGAGGAACGTCAATGTATGGAATGAAACATTCCCAGAGGGTCATTCTGATGCATCCGCCAAGCTCTCCAATACTGTGGGCCTGTGAGTTGCGTGAAGCAAATGAGTAACTTTCAATGACCGCTAGTTCAATATCGTTATCAAGACATAACTGAAGAACTATTTTATTAATTTCAGATAATCTTGCCGGCCCTTTATTTTTGGACACAATGACGCCAGTTTTCTCATTGATGCTGTACCCAGTCGAGGTCAGGGAGAGGTCTAGTCCAATGATGTTCACAAGGGGACTATATAACAAAAGAGACGCAGGGACGGGGAGCCAATGACTCCCCGCCCCTGCGCCTATAACGGTCCTAAGAACTTTAATTATACATGTGTATTTTTTAACACAGCGAAATTATTAAAAAAATAAAATTTGCCTTTACAGGTTTGGTGGTCTTTTTGTGGTTCGAGAGTTTGCTATAATTTCTACTAACAACGACTTTCACAGGAGAAAAAATGTCAACAGCAGTCCTTGCCCCAACAACCGTCACGCTCACAATCCCAGGCGTGCTTACAACAAACAGTATCGTCACAATGGCTATGCCGTTTGCTGGCACAATCACAGGCGCTTATGTTGCCGTCACCACAGCCCCTACTGGTGCAGCGCTTAACGCAGACCTCAAGGTCGGTTCTGATGTCGCAGCAGCGTTCTCAATCGCAATCAGCGGCACTTCAGACGCAGGCACGCTTACCGCTGCTAATTGCGATTTTGCAGCAGGCGCTCTTGTTAGCCTTGACGTTTCACAAATTGGTTCTAGTACTGCCGGTTCAAACATGACTGTCGCATTCACGGTTGTTGAAGGCTAATTTAACTTTTTCGTAATTAAAATCACCCCGTTCCTAGTGGGCGGGGTGATTTTTTATGTCACAATATTAACGTTACTTACTAACAGGAGAAAAAATGTCTGGAATTATTCCACCGTCAATCCTCACCATGCAATACGAAGTAGACACATATTTCAAGAAGTATGTAAACCTTTCGTTTCCATTCCGAATTAAGATTGAGTCAATCTGGTTCACTGCTGATGATGCTTTGAGTGGTCGCGGCGACAACAATGATGGCGGGTACAACCCCAAGAACCTCAACCGCGTGTTGCGGCTTGGTGGTGTCAAGACGCGCAACGCTCTTCGCCCTGATTCAACCGATGATTACCCGACCGACTACAACATCCTATGGAACGAGTGGGGTGCTGGATTGCAGTACGAATCAAAGCCTTCCATCTGGTTCGGCGACCCTGACAACCGTGACAATGTTGATGACAACGACCCAGAAACTCCAGAACAGGTCGTTCAGTACGACAACTGGCAAGACACGCGAAGCGTGTATCGCAGCACCGCTCGCCCTCTTCCAAGCATGGAAGTAATGGGAGAATGGAATAACTACGGCTGGGACAATGCCGAGTATCTGGCAAATAAGTACAAGACCGACTTGTCAATCATGAACCCAGATGAGGTTCTATCGCTATTTGTTTACGAAGACGGTGGTGACTGGGGCGACTACACCAACAACTCTGGCTTGGCATCAATCTTCGTTCAATACACAGGTATTGGCGGCTCAGACATTTCTAATCCAACCCGTATCTGGGATGGAAGAAACAACTAATAGGAGACAAAATGTCAGGAATTATCGCACCATCAATTGTCAACTACGACTGGACAGTAAGAGAGGGCGACCCTTCATATCTGAATGTGTCGTTTCCGTTCCGTGTGAAGATTGAGTCAATCTGGTTTACCACGCAGCAGATTTACGGTCCAACGGCAGGTCTTTGGCAGGGTGACGAAACAACTGTTGATATTGAGTCAACTGAAAGACTACTTCGCCTTGCGGCAATCAAGTCAAAGAACTCAAAGACACAGCACAACGCAATTGACAACCCATCAGATTGGGTGTTTGGCTTTGAAAATGTTCCGTGGGATGGCGATGTCAATGAAGAACTGAAGCCAACAATGTGGCTTGGTAACCCAGATGATGCTGCTGGAAGAGTTGGGGCATGGGGGACGCAGCAGTACTGGGGAAACGGTGCTCTTGACATCCGAAGCACAGCAGCAACACCTATTGATAAAGCCCGTGCGATAAACAACAGTTGGAACACCTTTAATGAGTGGGAGGCAAATACCTACCTCACTGATGTTGCAATTATGAACACTGACGAAATTCTCCAAATGTTCGTTTACGCTGATGGCGGAGACTGGACAGGCTACGAAGATGACGCAAAAGTGACAATCTCCGTTGCTTACACTGGTATCCACGGGGATGGAGCATCTGCTTCAGCCAAGCCATGGACAGCATGGTGGAACGACTAGTATTGCCGTATGGCAAAACTACCCTCAACATTTGCGCTTGATACTGGAAACAAATTAAGCGATAATTTCTTTGATATTCGTTGGTTTTCTTACGGACTAGATAAACAACCGCCCAAACGCTGGTATAGCCCTGATGAAGAACTACCCACTGAAGACCTGACCGAGTGGGGACGCGGAGAAGTTGATGCCGAAGGTCATTTAGTAGTCAAGTATTACCGTCCAGAAGTCTTTGGCTCTGAAGACGAAGTAGTTAAACTTTGGTTTGTACTACTTGACGGGCGACATATCCAGCCTCCTCATTTAATTCTTCTTGGGTTTGCCGACAGTAGATACCCTTGGGGCACCGTGATTGAGGGCTCAGAAGCCTCTCGGGTGCTTGAGAAGGAATATATGTCCACATGGGCCGGAATGATTAACTGGCGTGCTGGAGACCCGATGATTCAGCAGATTACTACTTCTCCAAACTGGCGACGCAAGAGGATTTCAGTCATGATGTTTGGCGTCTGTGATGTTGTGAACGCTTGTTACGGGTTTAGCCCTGGCAAAGTTATTCACGGCGGTGCAATTACTACAGCAGATGGCGAAAAACTGCGAGACATTTATCCTGGCGGTAGTGAACGAATAGATAACCGTATTGGCTCTGTGGAGAGTTTAAAAAGCAAAAACCCGCCCGACCAAAAGGCAGACGGGAAAGATTCGTCACTGAATGACTAATCAATTTTGCTGCAGGTTTCCCTGCTAGACCTAAATCACCACCTTTCTTTTTACGGAACGAAGTAGTGCACTGTATCTATTTTATCATTTCAGTATTTTGACAAAAATGATGATTAGCTTTCCCAGCTTCTTTTAGCCAACCCAAGGTCTATTGCTAATTGAGGGTAATTCCCTATTCGTGTATGACATTTACGGCAAACGGCTAAAACGTTTTTTTCGTCCAAGATTGACCCACCTTGCGACCTGCGTACCAGTTCGTGTACGTCTTGACTTGGGTATTGCACAAATGTGGGTTTTTCGTCATGTGCAGCGAAAACTTTACATGCCTCGCATGCTGGTCTTTCTTCTAAGATTCTTGCAACAAATGGGCGTCGCTCTTCATAAAGTTTTTCTTGCTTTTTGCTTCTGTTAGCGATTGGTTTTGTTTGTCTCTTAATGGGCTTGTTTCTGCGCAACATTAATACCCCAATTTACAAATTGTCGTCGGTTACCGAATCGAATAACCACTTGTTGTCAAGTGTAGCCCAAAGAGCTCTGTCGATAGATGTGTCTTCTAGGTCAAAGTCTCGCAACATTTCCCTATGCGTTGTAATTGCTTTCTTTAAGAATTCAACCTGAGACCAGCCATCGTTAACAATAGCTTCTCCTGTCTCAATCATCTGCATAACTTCGTCTAGGCGTTTGTCGACATGAAATTGAAACCGTTTAATTCTCGTGGCTTTAGTGTCGTAGTACGACGTCGCCTCACGACTTAGTCTTTTGCCTTTGGCCCCAAGTGATGCGTACCTGCGCTCGTCCGACTCTGAATCGGCCTCAATGCTGTCTATCTGGTCCTGAAGATTCTCCGAAAGAGCCAGCAATGCTTCTTTCCACCTGCCCCAGTTGTGCTCCTGCATTAAATCATTTTTGTGAATTGGTGAGAGTTTGTTTTTTACCTCTTCAGCCACCATGCGAGCAAATGCGTCGTCATTCAGTTCCACACCTATTGCCTTTGTCTGTTTTATTTCCAAGCTGGACATAGCGCCTTAAAACCGCACCAGTTACACAGTATTGATGTTTTTGGTTCAAATTCTCCGGATTCACATCTTGAGTCTATTCCGTCTTTGACTTCACGAAGTGTTAGTACGACCTCATCAATGTCTTCTTGAGTTATTTGTTTTTCAAACCTTACCCCGTCCTTGAGGTAAAGAAGTTCTATTTCTTTTTTAGGAGAATCAATACCAACACTGTAAAGAAGTTGAGTGTAGATAATTAGTTGAAAGTACTTATCTGACATGTAGTTTTTCTTGGGTGTCTTGCCAGTTTTATAGTCACTAACTTTTGCCGTGTCGCCACTAATCGAGAGTCTGTCAATAAAGCCATGTATTTTGACTCCACCTATCTCTCCCTTTACGTGTGTCTCAATACCCCAAGGTTCAACATCTTCTGGCTTTTCAAGCATCCAAATATTTTCTATGCACCACCATGCAGTCCATCGGAAACGGTTTAATTCTTTTTCACCGCGAACATACTTTGATGACTCTTCCAGCCACTTAGATGCCCATAGTTCTCTAGCAATATCTTTTGCCGTATCCTGCGTACGCTGTTCCGGAGGGAGAGCATACATCGTTTCTAGAACTTCATGAACGAAGTTACCTAGAACAGTTGCATCAGAGCCTGGTTCATACAAGCCATCTATTTTGCCAAACTTAAACTTTAACGGGCACTGTCTAAACGTTGATATCGAAGATGGAGAGAGGTACTCCGGAGCCACTAGTGGCGCTTTTGAATCACTCATTTACGTATGTTCCGCCGAGTTGAATGCGCAATGACTCAACAAGAAGGGCTTGGATATCTTCTTCAGTTGCGGTTGATTTTGTAGGCTTTGGTTTGCCCGGAGCATGCTCTTCCCAGAATTTATTGAGTTCATCTTTTTGTTCTTTAGACATTCCTTTTGTAATGTCTACAAAATTGTTCCACTTTTCATCTTTGGGAGAAGCTGGCTGTGGCGGCTCAACATGTTCTGGCATACTCATTGCGTCTTCAGCATCCATTGCGTCAGCGCTTCGTGCCAAGTATAAACCAACACCGAGTAGCTGTGCTGCCTTCTTTAATGCATCAGAAACAGCACCCTTGAAATCGTTGCCAAGGTCAACTGGTTTCCCACTGCTCTTTACGCGCTTTACACTTTGTCCACCGAAGCCATGCTTGACTACCGACTTGCCGTTGATTTCAGCAGTGATACTTACGTGAGCGACTAGTTCGTCAGGGTCTATGTCGTCACGTCGTACGGAAATAATTTCAAACGACCAACTATCAACACCAAGTACCTTATTGAGGCGGTTGATGACTTCGCTGATTGGCAGGTAGATAAGCTCTACGCCACTTTTCATGAGCACCTTTTCCATCTCCTCAGGAAATGGTTGTGCTAGTGCTTTTTCAATATCAGATTCATGTCTGTCCATTTTGGTTCTACCTTCTATTTATTCTTTGGTTTGCGAACAATGATGCTGGTTTTCAGCTCCCCAACTTCACAGTAGTTGTCAGGGTTGATACCAATTTTGTTTAGTTCTTTAATCCGCCAGTACGACGGCGCACAGTAACTTAGCATCTCTACGGCTATTTCGCGAGGGGTTTTCATTACTTCCCCAGTGTCCATATCGACTGACATTTTGACAATCTTGTCAGCAACAGCAGAACCTATTTCTTTGTGTTGCCAGCCCTTGCGGTCATAAGAAGATTTCTTTTCAACCTCTCCTCCGCCTTCAATGAGAACACTCTCGGTGTCGCCCATTGTGTGTCCAACCGACGTAGCAAAGAAGTCATAAACAAGAGACATGTCTCGTTTCAGTAGATTCATGTCAATTAGTACGGCACAGGCTTCCGATACAGATGGCGATGAATCCATAAACTCACTCAACTCAGTATCGAGAGCTGTAATGAGTGATTGTATTTCCTGAATTTTACTCAGGGTCATAGTATCCCCTTATCTAGTTATGTTTAGATGAGTATAGAGACACGTTTTCTTTGAGGCAACCCCAAGCCAGTTAAAAATGTAAAAGCTCCAACTGCAGAGTCGACTTGGTCGTCATGGTCGCAGGCTTCAGGAAAAGATGAGAATTCGTCAAGCCACGCACTCAACCATGACGCTCTGATTATTCTTACGTTTCCGTTAGCAGTAGCCGCAGCAAACGGCCTGGCTCTTGTTACCTTGTCTCCTGATGGACGAATTGCACCGAAGTCATATCCTGGAACCACATACCTTGCATACTGGTCCATGAGTGCTTTACCTGACGAACCAGGCTCTTGCTCCATTCGTATCGGAACTCCGATGCCATCTTCGAGAGCTGTTTGAGCAATCAGTTTTTCAACTTTTTCTCCTCTGAAGCGTTCGCGCCTGACATCCAAAATATATGAAACGCCCTGGTCGAACATCATTAGCGTTCCTACCGTCCAGTCGGGGTCAGGATAGGACGTGGATGGTTCCGTGGCTGCAAGGTCCCAGTATCTAACAACTCTTGCTGCCGGAGATATGGGTGGGATTTCGTTGCCATCAATTATTTCAAATGCTGGTCTGTCAAAGAGGCTTCCAAGAGTGGTGCTCCACCAGTCTCCTTCTTCAAGTCTTCTTCTTTCTACAGGGTCAAGAGCGGACAGTGACTGACGGTATGAATCAGCGTCAATTCCTGGGTTATCTTTCAGTGTTGAAGGAACAAAGACCCTGCTCTCTTGTTTGCCTTCTACGATAAATCTTTGTCTAACCCAGTTGGGGGCAGGGTTTGAAGCACAGCGCATCCGTAGTGGAACTTGAGAAACTGGACCAGATGCTGGACGACGGAGACGAGAGAACAGGTATCTGTAGTCAGATTCTCTGATTTCTGTAACTTCATCCATTCCGATGAATTGAAATTCGGAACCCTTGTAGCGAAGGTAGTCATTGACGTTATTCAGATAACCGAAGGATATTCTTGCGCCAGATGGGAATGTGGCGATAAAGGTGTTGTTATTCCAATGAACGTCGTCGTAGTTACTTATCCACGACCTAAAGCGGTCCATGAGTGCTCCAGGGAGCGAAAGGTCGGCGAAAGTTCTACGACAGAGAAGGGCTGAATAACCAGGCACGTCTACGTACTGGAGAGCGGCCATTAGTAAGGCCGACGATTTTCCTCCACCTGCTGCTCCGCCAAACAAAGCTTCTATCCCATTTGTTCTCAAGAACACCTTTTGGTTAATTGAAGGTTCTTCTGGGCAAAACAATGGTTCTTTTGGTTGCAAGTACTCAAGGACATCATCCCAGTTAGGTTTCTTTGTCATAAGTTTCTTTCACTACTCTTGTCGTTCCAAAAGGTGCATTTGTGCGCTACTGTATGGTATATGTCAAAACTACGTACAGTTAGTAGAAAAGCCTTAATATGGCTAAAGTCCAAAAGCAAAAGGCCTACATTCGCTAATTTGCTCATGTTTTCATTTATAATGTTTACGAGTGTCGGCACTAGCATGATTTACCTGCCGGCAGGTTTAGTGGTTGCTGGTGTTTGTTGCGGCATATTCGGATTTTTATTAGGACTTGAGTAAATAAAACATGGGATGGAACTCGTCAGAGAATAAATCAGTTCAGTCATCGGGGTCGAAGGGGTTGGGGTATGGAATACCTATCTCAAATAACCCCTCTTTTGAGGGTAAGCCATACAGGGACTCGTGGGATATCGAGCGTGCTTACCGCGAAGGCATGTCAAAAATTACCTGGGTTAACCGGTGCATTGATGCTATCGCTGGAAACCAGGCACGTCTACCGGCCATACTCCGCAAAGACAACTCCAGCAAGGGTGAGATAATAGTTGGCCGCGAGGCGAACCGCTCAACATTGCTGGAACTCCTAAACGTCAAGTCCAATGTTGGGGAAAACTCATTTATTTTTAGATACAGGCTTTCCGCTCAGCTTCTCCTTGGTACACGGGGTGCTTTTATCGAAAAAGTGCGTGGTCGTGATGGTGGGATAATTGGACTAAACCTACTCCCACCTCAGTCAACTGCCCCAATTCCCGACCCCAAGACCTTTGTTTCTGGTTACGAAGTAAGCATGCCAAATGGTCAAAAAGTAATCATGAAGCCGGATGATGTTTGTTGGGTTCGTCGCCCGCACCCTCTTGACCCATACCTGTCCCTAACTCCACTTGAGGCATCTGGCGTGGCGATAGAAATTGAGAACTTGGCAAAGCTCTACAACCGCAACTACCTGCTTAATGATGGTCGTCCCGGTGGATTGCTTGTCCTTCGTGGAGAAATTGATGAAGAAGACAAGGAGGAGCTCCGTAGTCGATTCCGTGGAAACATAACACGCGCCGGCCATACGACCGTTATTTCGGCCGATGATGGTGTTGACTTCGTTGACACTTCGGCTAGCCCAAGAGATGCTGCCTATATTCAGATGCGCCAAGTTACCAAAGAGGAAATACTTGCTGCTTTTGGTGTTCCGGAGTCGGTAATAGGAAATGCTGCAGGACGTACGTTTAGTAACGCTGCTGAGGAAATCAGGGTATTCTGGATGGAGACAATGCTTCCGCATTTGGAGCCAATCGCCCGTGCTTTGGATGAACTAGATGATAAGAACTACGTTGACTTTGATACCACCGGTGTCCCAATTTTGATGCTCTACAAGCAAGAGCGCGACCGCTACCTGATGCAGGAATTCCAAGCAGGTCTAATTAGCAACAACGAATACAGAATAGGTTCTTCACGAAAAGAAGTAGAAGCCGATTTGGCTGACTCCCTTTTGATGAACCCCAACCTCATTCCAATTGCCAATACTAAGAAGAAGATGGAAGAACCAAATACGGCACAGATTCCAGGCGCTCCAGGAATGCCAGGAATGCCAGGAATGCCACCAGGCGCTCCAGGAATACCCCCAGTACCAGGAATGCCTCCAGTGGGGGCAACACCGCCACTTGACCCCAATACGATGCAGGGAGCCCTTGCAGCAGCAGGACAAGTTGAAGGAATGCCTCAAGACACTGTTCCGCCAGAAGCGCTTGCTCCTGAGGCGATGCCTGGGATGGTTACGGCTTCTGACTCAAACACTCAGATTCAAACAAAGAGTGACGAAACGACAGCCGAAGATAGGTCTGAGACTGCAATTGAGCGCTGGACGGACATACTTTCTAGAAGCATTGAACGTATTGTCGAAAGACAGCAAAGAGTTGTTCTTGAGAAGGCCAGTGGGGCAAAGGCTAGAAAGTCTCTTATGTCTGGAACTTTGGACATAGATTCAATTCTCTCAAAAGATATATGGAATAAGCAGATTGATGACGACATTAAACCCGTATTATCTGCAATTATTAATGACTCATACGAATTAAGAAGCGAGAAGTCAAACGAATACGGTATGAAGATTAAAACTCTTCAGCCGTTTGACGTTGTCAAGAATATTGAGTCACATTTGCTTAGAATCAAAAAGGTTAATGACGTATTCTTCTCTGACATCAACTCCATAATGCTCAAGTCTTTTGAGTTTGCCGAAGAAGATAGACGCCTCCTCTCCTTCAGGGAGGGTTTGATTGATATGTATGCAAACTTCTTTGCTAAAGAACAGTTTGAAATAGCCGAAACAGGCGCAAGGGATGTTTGGAACTTTGCTCAAGTAGCTTAGTTTCTTTATATTGTTTCTTTATATTAATGGATAATAACAATAGGTGCACTAACAGACCTACAAAATAGTTTATTATCGTTTCATCGCTAAAGAAAAGAAGCCAAATGCCTTTAGAAATGTTTGAATACAAAGCAGCATCACTAGGTTCTACAGCAGCAGCAAATGGCTCGCTAAACCTAGATGAAGCGCAGGGAATCGTTGAGTGCTTTGTGGCAGGCATTGGTAATAGAGACTCTGTTGGTGACATTTGTGCAACTGGAGCATTTACCAAGAGCCTTATGCGCAGAAAGCCGCGTGTTGTTTGGGGACATAACTGGAACGACCCTATCGGTAAGGTTCTAGAAATTTACGAAGTACCGCCAACCGACAATCGTCTTCCAATGAAAATGAAGATGGCTGGTATTGGTGGACTTTTTGCTCGCGTTCAGTTCAATCTTTTTTCAGAAAAAGGCAAAGAGGCGTTCTCAAACGTAGCCTTCTTTGGTCAAGAGCAGGAGTGGTCAATTGGCTACAAAACCCTCCGCGCTCAGTATGACCAAAAGGCTCAAGCAAACGTTATTTACGAGCTTGAACTCTATGAAGTAAGCCCTGTATTGCATGGCGCAAACCAACTCACGGGGACCATCTCTGTCAAGTCTGACGGTCAGTCTGCAATCATGGAGAACCCACAGATGGGTACTCCTGTTACTGATGGTATGGACGTAGAGGAACTAGAGAAGCAACTCTCGATGATGCTCGGCAAAAAAGTTTCCGTGACTGACGTTGCAGATAATCATGTCATGTATGGACATGTAGGCGAAAACGGTCAAAATGAAAAGTACAAGTGCCCATTCATGCACAACAACGGCCGCTTCATGTTCGGTGCCCCAATGGCTATGCCAATGTCTATGCCGACTCCACGAGTTCAGGCTCCAACGGTTCCCATGCGCCCACCAGCAGCATCGGTACCGATGGCGTTTAAGCCAACTAGCGAGGGAATGGCTGTTATTGCTCTTCCACGAGTTGAGTACGCGAATACAGGCAACAGCAACATGGGTCAGCAAACTCCTGGAAACCTCGATAAAGAAGAAGCGGACCTTAGAGACGCTTTGCTAAAGATTGTAGCTCGCCACGGAAAGTTCAATGAAGACTCCGAAGGTGTGTGGGCTGGATATACGCCGGCCATAGAAAACGAAATTGCTAGAATAGGCGTCAAATGCTCAAACTGCGTATTCTTCCAAGGTGAAGGAAAATGCAAGATTATTGACATGGCTGTTGAGAGTGAAGGAAAGTGTCGATTCGCCGTAATTCCTCCTGGCGTGGTTAATGCCGGTCCGTCTGTCATGAAGTCGTACAGACTAGATGAACTCAATTCAGAAGTCGAGTATTTAACAGACATAGAAGTTAAGTACCCAGAAGATTTGGCTGTTGTTTCACTCCGTGGGGCAATTGAGAATAAATTCCTCTCCCGTCGCAAGTACAAAAGCCTCGCCGAGTTTAGTCTCGGTGATTCATACGATGATAAGCCGTATTACATTCCGGTAGTCGTAGAGCATGCATTTAAAGTAAAACAAGCTCTTGACCCAATTTTTGATTATCACAGAGTTGAGTCTTTTGTTGATACGGAAGGCATCGTTCTCACATCCGGAGTAACCCTGGAACTCATAGATGCAGTAGACACTGCACTCAATAACCTAAAAAAAAAATCTTTAATTGAGTTTGACCCCGAAACAAAGGCCGCAGGCTTTCGTTTAGGAAGGGCGATTGGTTCTCGTCTCATAGACAGACCAACCCTTGGTGACCGTCATCTTGGCGACAACCGTAGAAATAGAAGCACGGATATCGACATCCCTACTGGTGGCGTTCGCGGATACAGAAAACCCACATTCAGTACCTTTGACCCCGACAATGACGGCTGGGTAGACGAAGGTTCAACCAATCCTCGTTTCATAGGAATCCAGAACGCATTGAAGCCTATTGGGGCCCCCGACGTCAAGCCAAAAGACCGTGTTCCGAGTGCTAAAAAACCAGTTCAAAAACTAGAGAACGAAGTCGGCGACTCTGTAGCAAAAATTTCAGCTCCTAAATCACCAAATCCAGATAAGAAATTCAGCATTCCTGGAAAAGACCTTTCTAACGACTATAAGTTTTATCTCAAAACAAGTCCCAAGAACAGGTCTGACGAAGACAGATTTAAGTACGATGGTCCGCTAGCAAAACTTTCATCAGGTCAAGAACTAGATGAAAGTTCCCTTAAGGAAATGTACGACTTGATGGCTAAAGACTTTTTAGCTTCTCTTGAAAAAGTACAAAATGACCCTAATTCAACATGGGAATTTCCTTGGAGAAGAGCAATGTTTTTTGCTACTAATCCAAATACCAAAAGAACATATGAAGGAACAAACCAATTCCTTCTCATGCAGGTTGCATCGCATCGTGGGTACGAGATTCCACGTTGGGCTGGGGTGGCTCAATGGAAGAAAGCTGGCGGAGAACTAGAACCGGGATATGAGAATAAGCTCGTACAGATAATTGCACCAACTTTATACAACGGTCGCCCAACAGGAACGTTTCACATTACTGAAGTTATTAACGTTGCTGAAGTAAAAGGCTTGCCGGAGGAGTTCTATAAACCAATCTCGCATGACGAACTTGACGCAGCGAAGAGAATGAAAGACATTGAAGACGTTATTTCAGAAATAGGACCGGATTGGAAAGAGGCAAAACAAGGCCGAGCATTTTATTCACCTTCCAATGACTCTATTACAATGCCCACGTTCTCTTCTTTTAAGGACCCAATAGGTTTCTACTCAACACTGCTTCACGAAACAACCCACTGGACCGGCCACCCATCTCGCCTCAATAGAGACCAAACAGGAAGAATGCGAGGAGCTGGAGCCGAATCTAAATCTAGGTACGCATTTGAAGAACTAATTGCTGAAATTGGTAGCGCTTTCGCCATGGGAATCCTTGGCCTTGAGCCGACAGTCAGAGAAGACCACGCTCAGTACGTTTCCGGCTGGATGCAAGCCATTCGCGATAACCCAAACGCACTTCAAGATGCGTTAACACAGGCACAGCAGGCCATCGACTACATGATGAACAAGTCGCCAACGCTTCGTAGACTTGCTGGTAAAAGAGACGACGAAAGAAAAGGTCGTCAAGACTTTACCTTCACGGTTCCTGGAACAAACACTGCCAGAAACGTTACAGTCAAGCTCGGCCCACCAAAGAAAGGCGAGAAAAAACCACTTTCTCCACAGGCTCCATTTAGAGTTCCTGCAGGAGGAAAGAGAAGAGGCGTTGTTGGTGCAATGTCATCAGGACTCTTTGGAGAAGACCTTGCAGGAATCCCTGGATTCTTAATTAAAGACAAAGACGGCAATAGATACGACCAGTCTTATCGTAAGCTAAGCAGCGGCGCTGACCTGAAGCCGATTGTAAGCAAGTTTGACGATAAGAGAATAGTCAAGAGAAGCGACGCGGAAAGCGCTCGCGAGCGCCTAGGCCTCAACTACACGCCAACTGAAGAACAAGTTGCAATCATTGACACCGGAGTTCATTTCTTGGAGCAACCGGGTGGGATAGCTGCAGTAAGAGCGGGTGCCGGAACTGGCAAAACGACAACCCTGGAAGCAGTCTCTAAAGCTGTTCAACTAGAAGACCCAGAAGCAGGAGTTTATTACATTACTTTTGCCAGAAAAAACGCGCAAGAAGCAAACGGAAGAATGCCAGAAAATACTGGTTCTTCAACAATTAATCAATTGGCGTATTGGTCACTCAAGTTTGGCACCGGAAATAAAATGTTCGGCCCAAAAACTGCCGAAAAAGTTTCAATTGGTGCAAGTGGCGGAGGCAATTCGTACTGGGGTAAAACCCATAAACAGGCAACCGTTAAAAAAACCATCACAAGATTTGATGGAACTACTGTGGATTTAGTAGGTGTTAAGTCTGTTGGGTACAGAACGCTTGGGTATACCGCTTTTGACAAAATAGAGGGCTCTAAAGCTGTTGTCGAAAAATACAAATTAGACGAAATCAAATATGGCGGAAGCAACAATGGTGGCGCACTTCCCTTGGGTAGTCAGATGTTTGATGCCACGCAAATAAGCGCACTTCAATACGGAGCAATCCTCAACAATGCTCTTAGCAGGTTCTGCATAAGCGGCGACGAGACCATAAGTGCAAAACACTTTGAACATTCTGCTTTTGACATACAGAACATGGTTCTAAATGGAGGCAGCACCACCCTAAGTCCTGTAGTAGACCGCGTGTGGACCCAGCCTGTTCCAGATGCTTGGGTTAAGCAGTTGGAACAGATGTGGAAAGACATTACGGACGATAATTCAAACGTTCTTCCAACTTTTGACCATCAAGTAAAAATGTGGGCATTAACCAAGCCTGACCTATCAACAGACCCAGGTTTGATTGGTCACGCCAGCAGGGACCAGCAGGGTTTTCCAAAAGCCACCCCATCCGGAACAAGAGCCGTCAAAGGCAAGACAGGCATTGTTACACACAACAAGACAGGTGCAACGTGGTACCGCCAGTTTGGAACAAAAGACAAACCGTTGAGCCTGTTCATGTTCGACGAGGCACAAGACACTAACCAGGTAGTTCAGCAAGTAATTGCCGACAATGCCGAAAAAGGCGTCAGCATAATGATGGTTGGTGACCCACGTCAGTCAATCTTTGGGTTTAGAGGTTCATCAGATACTTTTGCTCAAGTAAAACCAACATTTGAACTAACCCTTCGTGACTCTTTTAGATACGGAAGATTACAAGCATACTTAGGTAACTCGATTCTTAACATGCTGAATATCGAGGACAGAAACGATGGCGTAGACCCAGAAGCTTCCGATTACCAATTGTTTGGTAGAGCTGCTGGTGTAGTCGAAGCCGACTTCAGTATTGCTGGACTATCCAAAGATGAACTTACTAAAAAATTTCAAAAACTTGCCAAGAAGTACGACGCTCGATGGGTCGACATACAAAAAAGAAACAATCGTCTAGATGAAAACATTGTAAGTCTTTCCGCGCTTCCCTCACTTAATGAAAAAGATAGAGACAAATTATTAACCGATGCCATGCAGGCTCTTGCTGCTCAGGCTGACGGAGAAATACTTAGAGACTACAAATTTGACCGTCCTGGCAAAAACATGGTTATATTCAGGACCAATGCGGGAATGATTTCTCAAGGTATAGAAATAAGCACGCGACTTGGTAAGACGCTTGGCATGCCGGAGGAAAGACACTCTAAAATGCTTGCCGCAATGAAGGTTCTGAATTGGATTAACTCTGGCAAAAAACTTGCAAGACCAGTGGAGTCAAAGCTTCTTGGTGGAAAAGTGATGGACGCTGCAAGTATTCAAGACGTCAAGAGAATACTTTCTATCGACGGTAAAGCTAATGCTGACGCGCTCTCGTTGATGAGGCTTCTTGATTTGCCTAAAATGAACCCAGACGGAACACGGGCTACATATAGAGACCCACAAACCGGGGCGATAATGCAAGCCAACATGAGCGCCATGGATTACGTAGAAGCCTTAGAGGGCATGTGGGACTCAGTAAAAGGTGAATTTGACTATTCTAAGAGAAAAATTATTCCAGTTCAAGAAAGGGTAGACATAGACCCATTTGAACAAATTGATATTGAAGCTGTAAAAATACAGGGAGCACTCAATCCCAAGAAATCTGGTGCTGGTGCTAATGGCCCGTGGATAATGGGCGGCCTTGAGCCAAACATAATTATTCCAGCATCTCTTAATGGTGACGCAGATATTAATAGGGTTTACTGGAGACCATTATTTACCGACTCTGGTTCGTGGCTTGGTCCTGGCGTTACGGCATCAGGCAAATGGGACGGGAAGAGTATTCTCATAACCGGTAACGGAGTTGACGGAGTAAAGTCATACACGGCCGCGAACGGCTCAGCCACAAAAGCTACTGCGCTCGGGCCAAGCAGACTTGCACTTCAAAAATGGATTAAAGACCACAAAATGGAAGGGAAAATATCCTACCATGAGAAGAGTGTTGCTTTAGACGGGAAGGCGCAGCGCCCGCCTGGCGATGGGTGGGTTGTCTCCGGTGACACCCTAGAAGAAAGTGCTTCTATTGTTTCAGAACTTGGAAGATACCTCACAGACCACGTAAACGACACTGAAGGCGTTGATATTGAAGTAATTACCGGACACGGGGTAAAAGGCCTTGAAGCCGACTACGTCATGATGGGTGATGACTGGGGAAGGTCCAATGCTCGTGACATGGGGATTGCACTCACTCAAGCACAGAAAGATGCTGGTGAGGTTAACAATAGGTTGCCAAGAGAAGAAGCACATCTTCTGTATGTTGCACTTACTCGTGCAAAATTAGGTTTTGACCCCGGTCCAGGCCTCGATTGGATATTCGACCCAGCCAGAAACACCGGTATTGACGGCATTGCCAATGGTCCAACAAAACTCGGACCAGAACAACAAAGGCCAAACGGACACTGGAATCCGTACGGTGGTGGAGCTCCTAAAGCATCAACATTTACACCAACAGTAACTGCTCCGCAAAGCCTGTCTTCTGGCAAAAATCCACCAGGAGACATGCCAAATCCAGAAGAGCAGAAAAAACTAATAGAAGCTGCCGCAGCAAAAACTCCCAAAAAGGGTTTTGAAGAAAGTTTCTTACCTAGTGTTCTTTCTCAGCATAAGAGTAAAAATGGAGTCCTTAGTCAGTCACAGTGGGACACGCTTCGTAACATGGTTTATGGCTGGCCTACCGTTGAAAACGGCAAAACCGTATGGCCAAATGGTGACGCTACTCCATCCAAGCCTTCCACCCCGAATGCCCCAGGTGCGCCAAGTACACCAAGTGCTCCATTCTCTAGAAAACCTAGAAAAATAATTGACATAAAAGACGTTGAGAAATACGACTACCCAGACCTCCCTGCCAACAGAAAACCTAACCCTGAACAAGATGTTGCTATAGACGCAATGATGACTGGAGCAGACGTAAAGGTTAGAGCTTTAGCGGCAACGGGTAAAACAACAACAGTTATTAACTTTGCTAAGAGACTGCAGAAATCAGAACCGGAAGCAAGAATTGCTTATTTAGTATTTAACGTTAACGCCAAAGACGACGTAACAAAGAGAATAGCCAAAGAAGGCATCTCTCCAGATTTCTTCCAGATTAGAACTATGGACAGTCTTTCCTACAATGCCATGAAGGCAATTAATAGAAACTTGACTGATAAAAGCTACGAGGCTGATGCTGTCAACTGGATAGACCCAATCAAGTCTTACAAAGATAGAGCCGCATATCTCGGTATAAAGGGTATGGTTTCTGAAGCAGATGAACTCAGTGCCATAGATGTTTACAAGAGAGTACAGAAGGCAATTGATGCTTTCGTAATCAGTGATGATAAGGAAGTTGGCCCTCAGCACTTTACCGGTGCCTTCAATGGTTCATTAGCAGTGAAAGATGAAAAAATACTTCCCGAGTTGGTCGGATATGCCAAGAAAATGTGGGAAGACATTAATACTGCACGTGATGGCAAAAAGGGAATGTTGCCAACGAACAACGCTCATTTAACAAAAATATGGGCACTAACCGACCCAGACATTGGGAAAATAGCCGGAGCCAATATAGCCATGGTTGACGAGGCACAGGATATGAACCCTGTGTTTGCAAAGATGCTGGCAAACTCTGGCGATATTCAAAAAATTTACATTGGCGATACCAATCAGGCCATCAACGCCTGGCGAGGGGCTGATGGAAAAACTTTAGATGATGCAAAATCCGTATATGACATGCCAATTACAGATTCTTATAGATTTGGAAAAGTAATTGCTGGAGTAGGAAACCAGTTCCTATCGCTTCTTGGTGCAAAAGAACGCATGACCGGAAAGAAAGCAGACAAGTCAGGTAATCCTGTAGATGGAGTAATTACAACTATAGATAAACCAACAATGATTCTTACTCGTGCAAACGGTGGAGCCATTGCGGCAACTATGGATGTTTTCAGCAAGGGCGGCGCTGTATATGGAAGTAAGAACTTTAAGAAAGACTTAGAAAATTTTATCCAAAACATTGACTGGATGGAAAACAAAGCAAAAGGCAACCCTTTCTACATCAACGAATTTGGCAAAGAAGTCAAGACTCCTCCACCTCCAAGTCAAGACCTTGACGGAATTACTACTATGGAAGAATTCAAAAAAGCCATAGAGGACGGGGATAACAACAGATTAAACATGCTTAATAAGCTGCTTGCAGAGAACTCTGTTGCAGACTTGCGTGAAGCACTCAGCAAGATTATTACCGACAAGAAAAAACTGCCAGAAAATCGCGACGACTACGTGCATATTCAAACAGCACATACCTCTAAGGGTCTTGAGTCTCCAAGAGTAAAAATTTGGTCAGACTTTAGAAAACCAAAGTGGGACAAAGAGAAGAAAACATGGATTATGCCTGACGAGCAGGAACTCCGACTTTCTTATGTTGCCGTTACAAGAGCAGAAGAACAGCTTGAACTTGGTTCACTAGACTGGATTAATGACTTCCCTGAAAGCGATTCAGGAAGCGTTGCCAAACTAAGCAGTGGTGCAGCTTCATCAAATGCTGGTGGACGTCTCTCCAGGCGTATTCGTACGGTCGGTAATGCCGGCGAGGACATGTCTGGTGCAGAAGGCGACACCCGACGTTTAGCGCACCCCATAGAGCTTGCTGGGTTCTCTAGCGTTACAAAAAATAGTGGCACTAATAGAGCAATCACAAAAACATCAATGAGCATATGGAAGGGCTTTAGAGATAATGGCATAGCACTTGATATTGACTCCGACTCAACAGACCCTGCCCAGAAACAAAAAGCACTGAATAATGCGCTTAATGCTATTTCTGAAAGAATGCGCGAGCGCCCATCAATTAAGATTGGAAACATATCTCAAAATGGTGGCAATCAAGAGCCTTCAGCTGAGACATGGATGCTCCCAGTATCCAAGCTCAAGGATGCCATTCGTGTTCCGACAGAGTGGACTAGGGATTATACCGATAGTGGTTCACTGTCTGAGTCTTTCCATTCACAGACTCGTCCAATCACCAATGCCGAGTTAGCAAGCATGCTTGGTCTTGGCAGAAGAGACGCTGCGTTGTTGGAAAAAGATGGCGCAGCTATTAACCATGACGCAGTCAGGTACATGTTGGCCGAAACCGGCAAGCAAAAAGAATTCGGAGCATGGAGGCTTTTTGCCCCAGTAGATTCGGCGGAAGCAAAGCAGAAAAAGTGGAACGCTGAAGAAGTATTTGCCGAGAATATAGGCCGAGCCAGCATGCGAGACCGATTCATTGTTGAGACTTTTGGTAAAGACGCATTCCCTCACTGGTTTGACCAAGAAGAACAACAATCAATAACGCCAGATGAATACGCTTCTCTTGGGGAAGTTAGTCCTGTTGCCAAGTTTCAGGCAATGGGCCGATTCCAGAAGAATAGTGCTACTGATGGCGACTCGGAAGCAGAACATAATTTAATGCTGGAAGGAATGTCTGGGGCATCCTTAACTCCATCAGGAACAGTCACTGCTGAGCAGATAGCAACCGACAAGACATCTAGACAGGATTTCAAAATAGAGCCCCTTCTGGAGCACCTCGGTATTAGCAAAAACGATAACTGGCACGAAAAACTCCGTCAAGTGATTGCTGAAAGTTTTGGTAGTCAGAATGTTGGTCTTGGAAGTAGGCGTGATGCTGCTGAATGGGAAAAGAAAGGCGTTCCCGTCGCTTATATCGATGAAATGATTCGCAAGGGAGTAATACCTGATGCTTCTTCTATTTGGACGGAAGGGAAAGCTGGTCAACAGCTTGATTCCGAGCTGAGTCGTTCCAAGCATGCTGTGTACGAAGCCCTAAATGAATTCATTCAAAAGAGTGGCGTGGAAAAGTCAAAAGCCAATAGAGAGACTGTTCATTCAATAATCGGTAAAAAAGACATACATACTGAGCTGCCTAAACTGGCTGCTACACGTGGTCCAGTTTTTTCTCCGAAGAAGGGCGACAGCCCTCGATATTCAACAAATGAGCTTCAGGGTGTTGTAAATAGATTCAATGAAGTTTTTGGAACAAATTATTCCATAGATGACATTTTCAGTGCGGAACAACTTCGTACAGCGCGAGAGCGTATAGAAAAAGATGGAAAAACTCTTTACGGTAAAAACAAAAATGGAACGAGAGTAATTTCTGATTCAACAGCTGTTTAGTTAATAAAAGACCGTTGCAAAACAGTCAATTAGTAGCAAGTCATGGGAGACCCTCATGATAGGTTATAATTAAACACATTTATTGGACAGTGTCGACTTGACATCCCCAGATAACACAGGAGTTCTATGAGCTACGATGAAAAGGCTACCGTCAACATTGACAGTGATGGAAACGTGCTTAAATGCGCAAAAGCGCTTGCTGTAAGTGAGTGCGGTTTTGAAAAGGGCGCAGATTTGTGCGCTAAGTGCGGAGCAATGCCGATGGAAATGAAGATGGTCCCAGCAGAGCCTGCAGCATCCATTGTCCCAGAACAGCCAATGGCTGGAGCTACTGCTCCAAAGAAAAAGCCAAAGCTTGACCAAAACGGTAACCCTATTCTCGACGCCGAAGGCAATCCTGTCATGGAAGACGATATGCCTGAAGAGGACATGAAGCTTGAACCAAAACCAGAAGACGACGAAGAACCGATTCCTGCAGATGCAGAAACAGTCCCTTACGGCGAAGATGACCGAATGGACGACGATTACGAAGACACCGTTGGTGACCCGATTGATGCAACCATGGATGATGGAGATAATGATTCGGGAAAGCCTCGAGTCCCAGTACGTCAGACCGGAGCCATGAAGGGTACCCCTAACCTTGTTGTCGACCCAGCTTATGTAGCGGATGGTCCAGCTGACGAAGAAATCGAAGAAGACGAAAACGGTATGCCTATTAAGAAGAAGGGCATGGCTGACGCAGAAGATGCTCTCGACGGCGGCATAGATGAAGAAGAAGAAGATGAAAACGGCATGCCACTCAAGAAGAAAAAACTTCAAATGCCTGAAACTGGCGAAGAAGTGGATGACGAAGAAGACGACATGATGGCTGAAAAGTCATTCTCTGCCAACGACCCAGAGTGGGAAGAAATTCGTTCTATGAGAATTAAATCAATGGGAATTGATGAAGCAGAAATGGGAACCAAGGGTTACGTTTGTGCCCTAGAGCGCAAGGGCTATAATAGCTCAACTCCGGTTTGTGATGACTGCCCAGGCGGTTGTGTTGCGGAAAAGGGAATGCCAGGAATTCTTCACGTAGAAGGTCTTGCAGAGAAGATGTTTAACGGGGTCGTTATCGATTCTGGTTACTCATCTGATGCTGACATGTTCGTAGTTGATGTTCAGACAAAAGATGGTTCTGTTAAAGAAGTATTCATTGATGGAACAAGTGCTGAGGTTATGGGTTTCCATAAACTCGACAACGCTGAGTTTGAGCAAAAATCAGACTTCGGTGGTTACAAACTAATCGACTTTACCGAAGCTGCTGAAATTGCAGTCAAATCAATTGACGGTCATGTTGTTGCTGTTGAACCAGACGTTTTCGAAGGCTTTGATTCCTACGCAGTAGAGATTGAAGGATTCGACGGGAAGTCATACGACGTTTTCGTTGCACTAGATGGAGAAATTTTGGGTTACGACAAATATGAACAGGATGAAGCTGCTTCAATTGAAGCAGAAGCAGCCGAAATCGCACTCAAGAGAGCTTTTTCAGAGACAAGACGTTTTGACTTAGCCAAAACAGGCGAAGCAATGCCTGACGGTTCTTACCCAATCGTTAAAGAGTCAGACCTCCGTAATGCTATTCAGGCATTTGGGCGAGCAAAAGACAAAGACGCGACCAAGAAGCACATCATGAAGCGCGCTCGCGCTCTCAAGCTTGAGAGTCTTGTGCCAGCAAGCTGGCTAGCTGGTACGGAAGAGAAGGGCGACTCACTCAATGAAGCAGAATTCATGGCAGCACTTGTCGAGTTCCAGTTGCTCGAAGACACTCTCGACGACGAATTTTAAAAAGGGACCCCGGCATGACGGGTGATTCAATAGTCCGTGAACGAGTAATATTATCTGCGCGCTTAATAGTGCCTACGTCTTGCTGTAAAGACATAAACAAGACTGCTGTCTCGTTCAGAAAATCAATTGCAATAAGTTCTGCTACTGAGCGTCTATACGCAGATATATCTATCAAAGCACTTGATGGAACTCCTCTTGGTGGAGGCGTAGACAAAGATAATACTGATGGCAAAAAGCGCGACATGCGCGGCGGGTCAATTCCTGGGATGGAATCTCTTCCTACTGGCGAAAGATTCATGCCAGACGAGACATGGGAAGAAGGAAAACACCTTCAACTTTTTCCTTCATACTCAAGTATTCATGGCTTGGAAGAAAAACCAAACTTTGGCTGGCTTGCTGATAAAGAGCCAAAGTCAAGTTCTTTTCAAGACGAACTAAATCAGATAATAAAAAAACCATCCGTAGAACTAACCGTATACGATGTCAATCCACGTACTGACGATATTGTCCCAGAGTCTGGACGAGTAGTCAACCCGTTCTCAATAACTTCTGGATTAACAGTTGGAGAAAAGCGTCGCGAAACAGGAAACAAGCTCGACCCCGAAGTAAAGATTCTTCCTGGGGAAAGAATAGGCTCCAGTATTCCCGGGGGAAACCTGGCTTCACGTGCGGCTGCCGCATTTGGAGTAATAAAAGACGAGCTAAATAAGTTCAGATGCCCTCCAGGGACGCCGGCCGCAAATCAGTTTACGGACATGTATGGGACAAACTGTTTTGGCTTTAGTCCGTCTAAGTTCGGTAGATTTGCTGCAAGAATGGCGCAAACAGCCACCGCTGACGGGAAACTACAGGGGACCAGAACCACTGCTCAACGTTTCTTTGATGGGGTATTTAACGGCAACTGGAGCTCCCAAAGATACGACCCAATGGCAGACAGGGTTCCTGGCGAAATACCGAGCCCTTCTTATTTGGCAAAACTCGGAAGAACTGTCTGGTACGACTCCATAACTGGAGAACGCGTAGACACGCCTGACTGGCGAAGTATTGAGATGCCAGAAAACCAGAGATGGTTTAAGAATGGCGCAATAAGAGCACAGGACAGAATGTTACAAACAGATGCCCGTGTTTCATCGATACTTGATTCTCTCGGCGTTGATAGAAGTGAAACTGCACGAGCAACAAATGAAGACCTTAAGCAGGGGTTTGATGCGCTTCGCGCTTTAGCGGCTTCTGACCCCTCTCTTGGTTGGGACATAAGGCTCGTTCATCAGCGTGGTGGAGCCGATGGAGCAATGCTTACTCCGGTTGAAGTTGAGCAGTTTTGCCAAGCAAGACTACAGTCCGTAAAAGGATGGAGAGACTTAACTAAAGAAGAACAAGATATTGTTTTAAAAGCAGACGTATCTAGGTACTACAGCACTGAGCGCGCAGTCCTAGAGGGACTTCTGGACCAGTATGTAAAATCCCCAACAACGATGCGCCGCACAAACGTCATGGAGTATGACAACTCGAGCACTGACGAAATGAGTACAAGGTACGTAGGTGGAAAATACATAATCTCCCTAAACATGCACAACAGCATGTCTGGGCAAGAGTCACTACTTCCATCGTTGCGCCCAAATCAAAGACTTTCGGTAGCTGCAGTTGGAGCCTCTACTGACGCTGAAGCACGGGCAACAGTTGCAGATTTCCTCGTCAACGCCGACCACACGGCACGAGGTATGGCCGGTTTGATTGATGGCGAAAAATCGTACATGCGCCAGCAGATATTCCACGAAATTTCTCACACACTTCAGTACCAAGCATTTATGGACCATATTAAAGCAGAACTAATGGCTGGTGGTTCAATCCGCATTCCGGAATATGACAAAAAAACGGGAATGTTTACGGGGAGATACAGAACTGTTACTGATTTTACTCAGATAACGAGCTACGACTGGCCCAACATCATGATAGATGTTGCTGATGATATAAACATTGAAGCACTTAATGGAGCATTAAGCAGAATTGAAGTTGTATCAGCTCTTGCTGGTAGCTACCCAGGGGATGTGTACAGAAAAGGCGGAGAGCACTGGGCCCTAGAAGTATGCGCAGAGCTTTGGGCGCTTCGTGAACAGGGAATAATTTACGGCGAAGATATTGATGCAGCACTTGAATGGATGGACAATGTCTCCATGAGGGCGGCAGCTGAAGATAGAGCCATAGTTTCTTCAATTATTCCAAGCGGTGATGCTGGTGGAGATTTTATTCCAGACGTATCTGGAGACGCTGTTCCGGATATGCCCGCGGAAGACATGGCGGAAGAGTTGATTTCAGTTGGAGAAAGAACCTCAGAAGAACGACGCGCAGCCCTTAAGTCTTTCAGTGAAGCTTTTAAGGAGCTCCCAGAAGAAGACATGATAAACAACGCAGCACTAGTTGCAGCACAGCGTGATAATGCTTCAGCAAAAATGGATTCTATAGATGACATAACTTCTCCCGCTTTTGATTCTGCACAAAAAGAATTTGAATTTTACGACAAAATGTATGAAGACGCCAAAAAAATATGGCGAAAAGAACATGGCGTTGGTTCAAAAACTGAGTTGGCTAGATTTGAAGAGAGAGTAAAAGAAGTTAGAGATGCTCACGGTCTTTATGCTCCAGAAGAGATAGAGGCCGCTTCTAGGGCCGCAGCTCTTGATGACCTAAAGGGACTTGCTTCTTCGATGTCAGAAAAAGAATTAGTTCGCAAGATAGCTGACCATTCATTACTGATTAAAGATATAGAAAATTCAATTGCTTCCTATGTTCCAGCCGACGTAGAAACCGTTCCAGATGGTGAATTAACTGTTGTCGATATTGCAGCACTAGACAAAGACCTCATGGATAAAGCAGAGGAACTTGACCTTCTCAGAAACCAGTATGCAAAATCTATAAAAGACGCCGGCGATAAGAGAACCACTGCGCAAATCCTGATGGAGCTTGATGGGAAAGTTGAAACTGTACTTTCGCCTAAGCCACGAGCATCACGGAAAGTAGCATCAGCTACCGAAGCTCGAGATATGGGTAAAAAGCAAAGAGCACGGCTCCGTAGAAAAATAACAAAAGAACAATCTGATGCCGTTAAAGAGATGGGCACATTCGATACTGATGGGTTAGCTGGTGCGCTAGAGCCATCTAAGCAAATATCCGTAGGTAGGGCTGCAAACAGAAAAAATGCTCGATTAAAACGTCTTGCACTTCCAATAGATGATAAATCTAGTAGTGAAGCTTCTTTCGATGACCAAATCAAAAACATACTAGTTCCCACACTTGAGGCAATGGAAGTTTCCTCACTTGGAGAGCAGCTAGATATAGAAACAGTAATGGAATTTGACCCTACTATTTTCACGGGAGTTTCCATAGGTAGGGAGATAGAAAACGACGGACTATTAAGTGGCCGAGTGATTTCTAAAGGTCAGAAAAAAACTGTTATTGATGAAGCTACCAAGATAAATGAAGAAACAGGAAAAGTAAAACAGCGCGTAGTTATTGTTGCTAAAGCAAAAGACAGGGGAATATTTCCCAATATTGGAGATAGTGGAGACCAAACTGTCGTTATGCCTCCAGGAAAAATTAGAATTGTTGGAAGAGAAGCTGACGGAACTATTCGCATAGAAATTGCCGAGCAAAAAGGAACCGTTGAAGTCCTTGATTCGATGGCTACATCGATAGCATCGGGCACTGATGATGCTGCATGGCGTAAAGGTGCTTCAAGAAAGCTTAAAACCTTTGCAGACAACTACGCAGTAACCAGACACGATTCCCCTCTTCCTGGCTCACGCTCTGACGATGCGGATTCTGTTAAAGAAACAAG